TAGCTGAACTTTGCAAGATTAAATCGTATCCGGATCTGGGTGGCGCTCCCGATAATCTCGAGACCACTGATCTTCAGGATACCGCTCAGACCTTCTGTCCGGGCGTTCAGACGGTAGATCAGATGGAATTTACTGCAAACTACACGCTCGAAGCATATGAGTCCGTACTCGATAAAGCAGGCACAGAGGATCAGATCTATGAACTGGCATTCGGTGCTAACGGTGCTGACGGCGTATTCACCTGGACAGGTACACATACCGTATATGTGAACGGCGGTGACGTAAACGCCGTGCGTGAGATGACAATCGTATGCACTCCGTCTTCCGCTGTCACCAAAAAAGCGTGAGCGACAAATATAGCCGTGATTAGAGATGCGGTAGTAGACGGGGCTTTTCAGTAAGTCCCGTCTTTTTTTTATTACATAAAATGCAAAAAAGGAGAAAATACCGAAGATGAGAAGAACGGTCGTAATTAACAACGTAGAATATGAAGTTCCGGAAATTAACTTTAACGCGCTTTGCGATCTTGCAGACTATGGCGTGGACATCCTTAATCCAAAGCAGATGAAGAAGAGCACTATCAATTCTGCGAGAGCGATTGTCGCATGGATTACCGATTCCGACGTGGAAGCCGCAGGCGAACTGATCCAGGCCCACATGATTGCCGGAAACGGTATCACGGAAATTTTCGATGCATTTACACAGGCGGTTGAGGACTCGGATTTTTTCAAAGCCCTCAAAAATCAGGAGGGCAGAAAGCCGGTGCAGCCGCAGGATCACAAGAGGAAGATGACAACGAAAGCGTAATCCGGAAGAAATTCAGTGACACCTACGGTTATATCAAAGAGATATGGATTCCGTTAGGTGTTGCATTCGGAATACCGTGCGAAACTTTTTACAATTTGAATCCGCGAAAGCTGAAACGGTATGCTCCGTACTATACGGAACAGAGAAGACAAAAGCTTGTAGAGATGGATTCGGAAAGCTGGCTCAAAGGCGTTTATGTACAGAGAGCAGTGTCAACAATCGGTAAAGGGAGATATCCCGAGAAGCCGCTTGACCCGTATAACGCTATGAAGAAACAAGAAGAAGATGTAAAACCTGTTTCCGATTCGGAGAGATTCGCTACATGGGCTATGGCATTCAACAAAGCAAAGTTTGGCACGACAAGTTTAGAAAGAGAGTGAGGTGAGACAAAATGGCACAGAATCTTGACGAGTTAACACTCAAAATAGAGGCTGACGCGTCAGAAGCCAATGCGGCGTTGGACGGTTTGATCGGCAAGCTCGGAGAATTGTCCAAAGCCCTCACCCAAGTAAAAGGAAATACCAAAATAAACGTGACCACAAGACAGGTCAATTCACTGTCTCAGTCGGTCAACAGTTCATCCAGAGCGGCAACAAGATTCGGAGCCGCATTCAAAAAATCCTTCTCCACACTCGGCAATTATACAAAGACCGTAGCAAAATTCGGCTTGACTGTCGGCAAAGGAATGTTTATCGGAACGCCCGCAGTTATGGCAAAAGGAATGGCAGCTCTCGGTAAAGGAGCCGCATCTGCCGTAAGCGGTTTTACGAAACTGGTCACGGGAGCGAGAAGCACGAAGGAACGGTTTGATGAACTGGTAACTTCGGTCGGCAGTCTTGTATTGAAACTTGCCATTCTCAAAAAAGGATTCGATGCACTGTGGGGATCTATTCAGAAGTCAATGAACTTCATAGAGACCTTCCACTACTTCGACAGATCCTTCGATAAAATCGGAGCGGATGCGAAAAACGATTGGCGACAACTTGGATATGAATCCGCAGAAGCATACGCAGAGTCATTCAAGACCAGAGCGCTTACTCTTACGAGTAAAATGTCTGGATTCTCTATCAATCCGGAAACCGGAGAAGCTAAAGAAACAGGCCTTGTAAACCTCGGGCTTGACCCGAACATGCTGATGAATTATCAGGCACAGTTTGGTCAGATGGCAAACGGTCTCGGTATGACATCCGAAGCCGCACTGAATACATCCAAAGCACTCACAATGCTCGGCGCAGACTGGTCTGCTTTGCGTAATATCGGATTCGAAGAGTCATACACAAAGATGGCATCCGCACTTGCAGGTCAGACAAGAGCGGTTCGTTCGCTCGGTGTTGATATTTCACAGGCTACTCTTGCCCAGTATGCCCACAACCTTGGCTTACAAACCTCCATTACCAAACTGGATGGTGCCGCCAAGGCAGAATTGCGTATGATTGCCATCTTAGACCAGTCCCGTGTGGCATGGGGCGATATGGCATTGACGCTGAATACACCGGCTAACCAGTACAGATTGCTGACGCAGAATGTAAATACACTGGCGAGAGCGATCGGCAATATCTTCCTTCCTGTTGTGCAGAAGGTACTGCCTTATATCAACGGTCTTGTAATTGCCCTACAGAGACTGTTTACGTGGCTTGCCAAATTCCTCGGTATCAAAAATACCGGTGGTGATGGCGGCATGGGCGGTATGAGCGATGCATTCGCAGACCTTGCCGATGACGGCATGGATGCCGCTGACGGTACAGATGCTATCGCAGATGCGGCTGACGATGCGAATGACGCACTCGATAATGCAGCCGACACAGCCGAAAAACTGAAGAATACCATTCTCGGATTCGATGAACTGAATGTCCTCAATTCACCGAACGAGAGTTCGACCACAGGAACGGGCGGTAACGGTTCCGGAGGTTCCGGTTCCGGCGGTACAACCGGCATGAATCCCGGAGATATGGGACTTCTGGACGATGCGCTCAGTGGATTACTGGACGAGTACGAAGCCGCATGGAACGCCGCTCTCATGCAATTAAACAATAAGGCAAAGGAGATTGCCGATAAAATCGTAGCCGCCTTTTCATCGAAGGACTGGAAAGGTCTCGGTGCGTTAATGGCAGGTGGTATAGAGTGGGCACTCCAGAAGGGCTATGACTTCCTTGACCCTGAGAAGATGTACCCGAAACTCAGAGCCGTAGCAGAAGCTATCACGGAGACGGTAAACTCTTTTGTATCTATGTTTCCGGCAGACCTTGCAGGAAAGACCATTGGCCGATTTGTCAACGATTATGTCTACTTCATGAACCTGCTCTATGACGGAGTCGAGTGGGGCAATATCGGGCATCAGCTTGGAGTAGCATTTCTTGGGCTCGTGGGCACAATTCAGCCTTATGAATTAGGCAGACTGTTCATGCAAAAATTCAATGCCGCAGTCAGCATCCTTGAAGGTTTCCTTGAAGAGATGCAAGGTCACTGGGAAATGGTTGGACATAAGGTCGAGCAGTTTATCCTCGGCGGTCTGTCAATGATTAACCCGGAGCAGATTGCCAATGTCATCAATCTTGCGGTCGAAGGAGCAACAGATTTCCTTGGCGGTATCGGATGGGAAAATCTCGGAACGCAAATCGGAGAAAAACTTGAAAAGCTGATTCTGAAAGTAGACCCTCATAAGATTGCCGGACTCATCTCGATGGCAATCAAATCCGCACTTCTGCTTGCAAAAGGTTTTCTGGAAGAGATGAAAGATACTTGGGATGACCTCGGTACAAAAGTCGGTACATTACTTGCCGAAGCGTTGAAAGGCATCCCGACAAGCGATTTGGAAACCGTGGTTTCCGATGCAATGATGGCGGTTCTCGATTTCCTGTCATCCGGAATCAATGCGTTCAGAACAGAAGGTGGATTCGAAGACCTTGCGGAAAAGACAGCTGCTTTAATCAATGCAGCGTTCGCAGATCCGGAGAAGTGGGATAAACTCGGAAACGCTTTACGTGATCTGCTGAAAGGTTCACTTAAATTCCTTCTCAAACTTGAAGGTCTTATTCACTGGACTGAGATTGGTACGGAAGTGCACAGACTTGTCAAACGCGCAATCGATGACGAAGAACTTTGGGAAGATCTCGGCACTGTTCTCGAGGAATGGTGCGGTGGAATTGTTGATTTCATTAATGCGGCATGGCCTAGCGAAGAGGAATGGTACAAAATTGGGCAGAGAATCGCAGATCTACTTCAGAAAGTTCCGTGGGGATCTGTTTTTGGAACCGTAGCCAGGGCAATAGCGGTAGCTGTGAAAGGTATATGGGCCGGACTTGGCACCACATTCGCCGGAAGAGTAGTACGTGGCATGGGTGCGATTATTATCACATGGCCTCTTATCAGTCCGTTCATCAGCGCTATCGGCATGGCGCTTATCGGAGACAGAGTCATAAAATCTCTGGCATGGCATTTGTCGGGAGCAATGAATGCCGGACTGCAAGCCGGTGGAACAGCAGCGGCAGGACAAGTCGCAGGAAACACCGGACTCAAAGCATTTACAACTGCTGTCGGCACAAAAGCGGCTCAGGCGGTAGCTACTATCGGCGAGTCGGCTGTCGGAACTGCTCTTTTGGAAATCACCAGTGTCGGTGCCGCAGTAGGTGTTGCATATGCATCCGCAAAGATAGCGGACAGAAATGGAATCCTTACCGAATTCGGTGGTGTGTTTAATGAATTCACTCAGCAGTTGAAGAATTCGCACGTAGTATCGGACGAGACCGTCAAAAAACTCGAAGAAGTGGTAGACGCTTACGAGAGAGGCGAAACCGACATCGAAACTGCCAAAAATAATTACGCCAAGACATTGGAAGAGGCAGGTGTATCATCTACCACCGCAAAAGCAGTGCTCGACAGCTGCACGGATTTCACTTCGAATACCGAATCTGTTGAAGGACTTAAAAAGATAGTCGGCGAATTGGGCGAAGGATTCAGTACATCGGCGGTTCAGTTTGATGAAAGCAAAGTCACGTACAGTGATGCGATAGGATATGTAACAAGCGCATTGGATTCGCTCAAAACTTCCGGTGATTATGATTACCAGATGATGGAAGGTATCACCACTGCCTGGAAGCAGAACCTTCCGGAAGGTGCGGAATCAGCTAATCTGGCATTGGATTCGGTTATCCGGATGTTTAACCAGTCCGGATTATCTGCCAATGGCTTGATAGAGTATCTGAAAGTGCATTATCCCGATGCTATGGCAGGCATGACAACCGCAACATCCGAAGCCGCTACTTCTGTTTCGGGGGAAATGAGCGGTCTGGAGAAAAATGTTACAGACTCCATGTCAAACATGAAATCGGAAGCAGACGAAAAATCCAAAGGAACCAAAGATGCAATCACCAAAAATATGGCTGATGCCAAAAAAGACGGTACAAAAGATGCCGAAGATATGGCAAGCGATGTGGGAGGAAACTTCTCCGATATCAGTGACAAATCTGATAAAGAGTTCAAAACCTTAAAGAGTAATGTCAATACTCAACTTGGTCAGACAAAAACGGATGCAGGTAACAAAACAACCGAAATGGCAACCTTGTTACACCTGAGACATTCCAATATTGCTTCTTCGCTCCCGAAACACTATAAGGATCTGGGTAAAGACATTTCAGAACACTTTAAAGAGATTGAGCCGAAGAGTACATCTGCCGCAAATATTACACAGTTAAAACTCAACATGGACAAGGGGGCTGAAAGTGTTGTCTCTGCGTTCAAGGGAGTTGATGATTCGATTGCGGCTCCATTTGCTAATGTAGATAGTAAAATCTCTGCCAATATAAACAATACGTCTCTGTATAATATTGGACAGTCTGCATCACAGAGTTTTGCAAACGGATTTGCGAGCACTCAGGTAACACTGCCGCATATCTATAAGCAAGGTGATGACAGATACTACTATGGTGACGGAGCATGGTTTGATATCCCGTACTTCAATGTAAGGTGGTACGCGAAAGGTGGTATGTTTACGAAGCCTACTCTTGCAGGTTTTGGTGAAGCCGGTGCAGAAGCTGCCCTTCCGCTTGAGAATAAAGCTGTCATGGCTAGGATCGCTTCGGCTATTGTGGATGCTTCTCCATC